TTAATGCAGCCAGCTGTCGTCCTCCCACACCTTCTGCATAATTTTCATCACTTGTTTTCTTTCTTCATCCAGTTGCAGTCCGGTTAGTTCCACACCGTTAGAGCTACCTTTGCGAATGCGAATTACCGTTTTGGGATACAGGGGGCGCAGATTGCGGTAAAGCTCGGATTCAAGTGCGTCCAAGGTAGACTGGCTAATCTTCTGCTCTTTATCGATCATTATTTCAATGCGCATAAAAGTCACCTCAGCTGATGACATCCATTGAGCGGTTGTATTCGTGGCTTCTGATTTTTGCCATGAGTTCATCAGTCAATTCAGAAACCCACTGCAGAGCCAGCCCCTTCTCTTCATCACTACACTCACTAGCCGCTACAAGCTTAAGAAAAAAATCAATGCGCTGGAGCTTCAAAGACTCCAAAAAATAGTCCTGCATCTTTCCTCCTATGACACCAAAACAATACTGTATACATAACCACTGTTTATATTTACAGTATATAATAATCTTACTGATGTAAAACGTTTTTTTACGTTCATCGGCCTGATATGCCTGGTATTATTAAGAGCACGAATTGTTAACCCGCGTAATTAATACAGGTTCCGCCACTTATCATCTTCCTTCAGACGCTGGTTCCGATAGAAGATACGCAGGCCTGCTCCTGACGGAATACTGCCGCCGCGAAGGAGCAAATCGACTTCTTTCTCGCTGCCATCAAATCCCCTGGACTTCAGTTCATAGACGAGCTGCTGTCGCTGATGGTCTGTAATTCGCTGTTTGTAGTCTTTACGCCGTTTCGGCTTCACCTGGCGTAACCTTGCAGCCAGTTCCCGGCGCTCTTTTTTGCTCATACTGTGCAGGTAATCGTGCAACTCCTTGTCATTCATACGGGTAATATCCGTTCTGGAGTCCCCATCAGCTGATTTGTCTTTCCCTTGTTGGTTCAAATTTTCAGCAAGGGGACAGTTATTGCCACGAGTCCAAGGGGCGCAAGCGCTCTGGTCGGCTGCCGCCTCCTGAACGTCAACGGCCTTACGAACCATTTTCCATTTCATTGCATGAGTGCAGATCTTGCCCTGTACAATGGGTGACCAGATGCCATAAATACGAATACCGTGATCGCCATAAGCGGTCGGCTCTTCGTTAATTTCATAAGCTGTTCTGATAAGGTGATATTTGCGGGGAACCAGTACGCCGCCCTGCTTCATGATGTAGGTGGCAAAACAGCCAGCATCAGCGGCAGCCAGGATGGCATCAAGGCGCGGGTCATCCAGTACCGGCGCACCTGCTTTTTTGTCACCCTGTTGCCTTGCCGCCTGACCAGCCAGCAAGCGAAGTTCACGGTACGCCTGACGCCCCGGAATACCAAAGAAGCGGAACTGCTGAACACGATGCAGAGACGCCCAGGCATTAACGTATTCGGCGTTATCACGCAGGGATTTACCCGTTTCCTTGCTGATCTCGCCAGCCAGACCACGTCCGTCAATGTTCTTACTGATGTATTTCGCGATGTAGCTTGTCGGCGTTCCTTTGCGCGGGTTTATCAGCTCAGACTTAAAGCGTGGACCCGTGTTATTGCCCAGTTCCTCGCGGTCTTCACGGATGGCAAACTTACGCAACAATGCAGTAATGGCGCGGCGGTCTTTTTTGCGCATGAAACACATGAGATGCCAGTGCACAGTACCGTCATGGTGCGGCTCAGCCACCCGCACGCCATACCAGCGCAACCCGGCTTTGTGCATAGCCTTACGAAATGCAGCAAACATGCCGACCAGATAATCGCTGCTTTGTCTTACCGTCGCATTTGTCCAAGTTGGGTTTGGTCTGCCGTTATTGAGCGTAGAATGGAAACGTGACGGACAGGTAATGGTGTAGAAAACGGCGCAGTCACCACGCATTTCCGCGATAAGCTCCAGACCTTTAACACAGGCCATCATCTCATTGCGGCGGTGCGCCGGGTTGCTGCTGCTGGCGTTTACCACGTCTTCCATATCCAGCGTGTCGCCGTCTTCGTTCACCAGTTCATGAGAACGGAAAAACTCCAGCGACTTGCGGCGCTGCTCACGTTTATGCGTCACTGCTTCATAGCTGACATAGGGAGATGCTTTTTTGCTGACCAGGCAGACAGCACGCAACTGCTCTTCCCGCCATTCGCAACGTATCTTCCACAATTTTCGATACCACCAGTCGGCGCAAAGCATACGTGCCAGCGAACCCGGTATGAGTTCATAGGGCACGGGTTTGCGGCGGTTTCTTTTCCGACGGAGTTTCTCAAACGCAGGCGGGATAACATCCAGACGCAGGGTTTCCGCTGCCACCTTTTCCCATGTCTTGCGGATTTCTTCTGGCTTAACGTCATCGGTGGCGTACAAATCACCACAAGCGGCATCAAGACACATGCTCATATGCGCAGCGACAAGGGTAGACAGGCGTTTCACCTGATCCTGACTCATTTCAGGCAGGATCAGCAGGCCGTCCAGCCCTTCATGGCTTGCCATAAAGCGAAAAGAAGTGGATAGCTGACTGTCGCGTACATACTCCAGTCGCTCCAGACATGGCTTAATCGTCTCACGCAAATAGCGGGAATAAGCCTTTGGCCTGCCCAGGCTGCTGAAGTATTCGATACGTTGCATCAGCGGCTTGCTGATGTGGGTGGGCTGGGCGCTGACGTCCGCCAGAATGACCATGTCCGGGTTAAAACGCTGCTGCTCATGCGCCAGCTTTGCCCGACTAATGAGATTATCCTGCTCCATTTCGCGCTGGACAGGATCACGGGATTCATTAAAGAAATAACGCTCCCAGACCTGCTCACTCAGTGCATCGCGGCGCAGCTGTTCCTGCTCGTTATCGGCAGCGTACAGAGTGATCATGTTTGAAAGTGCAGACTCCGGCGCAACTTCCGCCGGGTCCAGATAAGGGTTAATGGCCTTTTTCGGGCCGTTCCATGAAAATGCTGCAGCGGCCTCGTTAAAGCCGCTAGAGTTGCTCATATCGTCATGACTCATACACGCACCTCGTACACACCAGAACTATCCACGCCACGCGAAGGATCAAATCCCACCCAGCAGCGCGCCCCGGAAACAGCAATGATTTCTGTTGCAGATTTACTATCACCAGCTGCCACACCGATGCTGCGTTTTGCCTTGATGTAGTGGTGAGTAAAATTGCGATACAGCGAACGGATCAGGGATGTGTCACTGTTACAAACAATGACGGGATGTCCTTCTGATGACCGATGTTCAAGAACGGATGCCAGGTGATACTGGTCATCTTCAGTGAAGCCGTCAGTGTGATAACCGGAAAACGTACCGTCATAAGGCGGATCGCAATACACCACATCCCCCACCTGCAGCATCGCCAGCGTTTCATCAAAGCTGGCGCAGATAAACGTTGCTCGCTGGGCTTTCTCTGCAAATGCGCGAATTTCTTTTTCAGGGAAATACGGATTTTTATAATTACCGTAGGGAATGTTGAAATACCCGCTCTTGTTATAGCGACATAACCCACGGTAACCGTGACGATTGAGATACAGGAAATATACCGCTTTCATGAAATCAGTAATTTCAGTGGAGTAATTAAACTCCTGCCTTATGTTGTAATAAGCCACCTCCCTGTTTGCTTCCTCAAATAAAGCTCTGGCACGAGATATAAACGCCTCGCAATCAGCAGCAACCTTTTTATAGAGGTTGATTAAATCAGGATTAATATCCGCAACAAGATAGCTTGGGTAATCCGTCTCTATCATCACAGCACAAGAACCCGCGAAAGGTTCAACCAGTCGCGGGCCAGCAGGAAGGTATTTTTTCAGTTCGGACATAATGGCGGTTTTATTACCCGCCCATTTCAGAATGGTGCTCATACAGCACCTCCTGCAATAACATATCCTAAAGCTTCCAATGGGGTTAATGGACGAATTGATAGCATCACCCATTGTTCTGAAACTACCATGACGTCATTAACCGGAAGTATATGAGTGATAACAGCAGCCCATTCTCTACCCGTAAATACGCCATGCTTCCATTCGCAAAGAGAAAGAACATCACCAACTTTATAGCCACGATCGTCTTTACGAAGTTCAGCCGTCTTTTGACCTGCAACCACAGCGTTGAAATACTTAGGTGCAATTTTTAATTGATGGATACGCACTGCCCTTGTCATACAGCACCTCCGTTGTAATGTTTGCCTTTCAGCTCTGCGATTTCCTGGCAGGTAATGCAAAGCTGCACTCCCGGAATGGCGCGGCGGCGTGCTGGCGGAATTGGTGCTTCACATTCAATGCAAAGCACGCGAGACACGCCCGGTGTTTTGGCACGGGCAGCACGGATATGGCGCTGGCGTTCTTCTTCAACGCGCTGCTGTACGAGATCCATTGCATCAGCCATTAGTGGATCTCCTGCGCTTCGTTCTGGATTGCTTCAGCAGTCAAACGCAGCAGTTCTGCTGCTTCGACGTGGTTTAGCTGGCGAGATGTGATATGACACGCCAGGCTATCAAGGCGAGCAGCCATTGCTTCAGCCCTTGCCCGGCGTTCTTCCAGACGAGCCTCTGTCAGTAAAAGATTAAAACCTGCATCATCCGGTCCGGTTTTAGTCGTGAGGGTTTCAATATTACGCATAATCAATTCTCCTGAATTTAGGTAAAGGGATACCCGGCGGGTTTACGCCATGAAATTCATTAGTTGGTTAATTCGGCATGGTTAGCCGTCTGGGAAATAAGCTCACCACTGCACGAAAATGATTCATTGTTTTAATCAACTCCCGCTTTTCGTCAGTGGTCAGCTCATTAATGCTGATGCTGTGACGTTCAGCTGGAATTTTTGCCATAAAGAATATGGCAGCCAGTGCCCGTTTATTTTGTTCGCTATTAATATCGCGTGGATCACGCATATCTTTAATAAACCGCTCAAGCTCTGACTCAATATTCAGACCAAAAACTTTCGCCCTTAACTCCGCAATGTGATTAAGTCCATTCAGGCGTTCACCGGGGCTTAATGGAACAGTCGCCGCAGCGCCATTAATTGCCATAATTCATATCCCCAAAACGCAACTATCGTTCTTTGTTCTTACGGTAACGTTCAAGAGGAGATACATTTTTTCGTATCGTCTCTTTAACCTGCTCTCCCCGTAAAAACGTCCCATCCTTTAGCGTGAAAAAGTAACTGCCATCGCCCGACAAAGACGGATAACAACAGAGCAAATCATCTTCAGGTACTGAATAACTCTCCCCTCTGTAACGAAACTGATAAACCACTTCACTTTCCGCTGCATACATTTTGACTTTCTCCGTTTCCTCGTGGTCAATTCAGACAGCAATTCATCTTGTGAATGACATGGATGCCAGCGTTTTCCATCCTCACCCGTGATCCAGCCGTGACCGTAGTGCATTGCCGGACTTTGTTTTACCAGCAGTGATGCAAATGATGGTTCTTTCGTCAGCATAAGCACCTCACAGCAAACCGAATGAAGCACCTAGGCCAGTCACGGTATCAACTGCACTCGCCATCGCAGGATTAGCCTGTAAACGGGCCTGCAATGAAACAGCAGCCAGCGCCATCAGTCGTGTTACAGAGTTAATGCTGCTGATAGCATCACGACGACCGGCACTAGTTTTTACATCACCAGATACCGCACCTGCTGCAACACGCCCGATCTCTGCAGTTGCGCTCATGACGTAATGCGGCAGTTTCTCTTTTGCTACCTCATTAATCGGTACACATGGCAGACAATGAATCTGTGCCAGAAAACCATCTACCAACGTTGAATCTTCAGTCAGATCGGTAAGCAGCCAGATTTCTGGTGCGGTTAATAAATGAGGTTGAGCTGGGTTCAGCTTGTTCCGCAGAATCTGCACATTCATGCCCGCACGTTCTGCCAGTTGCACCAGGTTGTGGCGCAGTGCGAATGCACGACAGGCTTCATCAAAATGTGGATGTTTGGAAACTTGGTAATCAAACATAGTCGACACTCCTCAAGTATCCCAAAATGGAACTAGTTAATACTCAAATTGCATTCAGAGAGCGCATCAACGGTCATTGCAGCGATATTGATCATCACCTTTTCTCGCTTTTTATCTTTACGGAGACGATGGCGAATAAGGCGGCCATCAGCAAGCATGTCATTGATAGTGTCAATAGATAGCCCAGTCAGTTCGCTGTATTTCTCAATAGAAACAGATGGGACAGCTAAGGTGATTGAAATATGTGGAGTCATGATGCAAGATTCCTCGTTTAACAAGATGTGTGGTAACTGGTGATTAACCTTGTTCAGTTCACTTTTGCACACACTAATTCTTCATTTGAGAAGTGTCAACAAAAAATAACTCAAAGGCGTAATAGATGAATTTCAAAAGCGGAGGACAAGCAGTCATAACACGTATGCTTGAAGCGTATGGATTCAAGACGCGGCAAGCTCTATGTGAACAGTTCAATGTATCTGCAAGTACTATGGGAACGCGCTGGATGCGTGACGTATTTCCTGCTGACTGGGTAATTCAGTGTGCAATTGAAACAGGGGCATCTATCGAATGGCTCTCATTCGGAAAAGGCGTACCATTCCCTCAGAATACAGAGGCACCGGTCATGTCAAAGGCAACTGCACCAAAGATTCAGCATGTTCCCCAAATCAATAATCAAGAGAACCCTATTGGGAACTTCCTGAATTTGGATTCAGGCGGGCGTGATGCAATAGACCGGCTAATGAAAGCGTATGGCTTCAAAACAAGACAAGAACTTGCCGACCATTTGAATGTATCTAAAAGCACCATGGCAAACAGATATTTACGAGACACTTTCCCAGCTGATTGGATCATAAAATGCTCGTTGGAAACAGGAAATTCTCTTTTATGGCTAGCCACTGGGCAAGGCAGCAAGCACAGTTCTCTCACAACATTGGTAAAAGAGCTGCCTAAATTTCATCTCAATGCAGGAAAAATGGTTGAGTGTGGTTCATATATTTTCGATACATCATTTTTACCTGCTAATCTTTCAGCACCAATTGTCATTCAAGACGGGTTGATGACATACATTTGTGATCAAAACATTACTGATGTATTGGATGGACACTGGCTCATCAATATCGATGAAACCTATTCAATTCGGCATATTACAAGACTACCTAAGAAGGTGATAAAAGTATCATCCTCCATAAATAGCTTTGAATGTGGTTTTTCTGATATCAATTTTGTTGCTAGAGTTTATTTATTCATTTCCAGCATCAATAAAAGCAATTAA